GAGGCGTTGTTTTGTACTGCGGTTGACAACTTAATTAGAAACGGATTAAAGTATAACGATTCTGACACTAAGTTTGTTAAAATAACTTCAGATGAAAACTACGTTTATATTCAAGATAATGGTAGAGGGATCACCCAAGAAGATTTTGATCACCTATCAAAACCCTACACAAGAAAAGAAGGTCAAAAAGAATCGGGAACAGGATTAGGATTAAATATTTGTGTTGCAATTTTAGAAGAACACGGATTTAATATTACCTGTGAGAAAAATGAAATAGGAACAAAAATGAAAATAAAAATAAAATGATGAAACTAACTAATTTATTAACTATAATTTTTTTGATTATATCAGGTGTTGGTTATTCACAACCAACATACCCAATACAAACAGTATTAAAGGGTGATTCCATTGTTATATTAACAAAAAAACAATCTAAAGAAATTGACGTATTGATTGGTAATCAAAAGACAAGAATCCAAAAGTATAAAACAGAAATTAAAAATCTAACAGACACTAATTACGTACTTAAACAAGACATTCAAACTAAAGATAGTGTGATTGATAGTTTAAACAATGTGATATCCAATATTAACTATGAATACGATAGTTTAATTAATAGACTTGATACTTTGGAGTCGTGGGTATTAATGTCGTCAATTGATAATGGTTATTTATATTACTCTTGGCAAGACTCAACAATTAAAGTAATTGATTTAAGTTTATATATGTTAATCAGTCACAAAAAAACTGGTAATTATAGTTTAATTGCTAGAGATGAGGTAATGAATATTAATTTATGGAAAGAAAGGAATTTAATCAAACAGGAAAGTCCTGAGATAGGTTGGGAGTTAAATGTACCTCCAAAATATAAACCAAGAATAGTACTTTTCCCATATAAACTAACACCAAAATTATAATGAAAAATTTATTAATAACTTTAATTTTTTTAGGGATGTTTACTTCTTTTAATGTTAGTTCGCAAACTGAAAACACCCCAACTTGTCCTGAAGATACGTATATAACTAAACTAATTAAAAAGTTAGATTACGAACCAAATAAAAAATTATCTAAAGAACAATCAAAGTTATGCAGAGAAATCGGTATCGCATTTTATAATAAGGGAATGTATGATGAATCTGATTGGTATTTAGAAAAGGTTGATGGTCATATTGATGTTGATGTTGTGAATGTGGAATCTGAAGTGTTGTTTGAACAACCTAAAGAGGAAGTGAAAGAAGAATTAAGTAGTTCAGATTTACTAAGTATTAAATCAGATCAAAATTTTTTAAATAACTTACCAAAATCATATGACAACTTATCTAAGAGTGATATGAAAAAACTTGCAAACCAAATTGAAAACCAACTTGAGAAATTAACAAAAGAAAAAGAGGAGTTACTTAAAACTAACTCAAGTAAAGAGGTTATTGATTCAAAATCAAACACGATTAAAACATTAAATAAAGAAATAAATATTATTGATTTGAATATTAAAAATGATGTTTTGGTTACCGATAAAAAAGTTTTGAAAAAATACCTTTGGTGGTCTGTGGCGGGTCTATCAGTATTTGCACTTGGAATTGTTGTTTTACTACAAAGAAAAACAATTAAAGGTCAGGACGTGGAAATTGAAAACCAATTGAGGGACATTAATAAGAAAAACACTTACTTGGAGTACGCGGCAAGAATAATAAGACACGATATGCATTCAGGGATTAATACATATATACCAAGGGGGATATCTTCATTAGAAAAAAGAATAACAGATGAAGATATGACCAAGTTAAAAATTACGTCCCCTATTAAAATGATTAAAGATGGGTTAGCACATACACAAAAAGTTTATAAGAGTGTTTATGAATTTACAAACCTTGTTAAACACACCGTAGTTTTAGATAAAGAAGAAATTAATATAAAAGAATCGTTATTAAAATATCTAACAAACACATCATATAAAAACCAAGTAATAATTGACGAATTAACTACAATAAACGTTAATGAAACTTTGTTTTGGAATGCGATTGACAACTTAATTAAAAACGGTTTAAGATATAATACTAAAGAAAATAAAGAAGTTAAAATTTACATGGAAAATGAGGTCTTAGTTGTTGAAGATAACGGGGTTGGATTTTCACAAAAGGAGTTTGAAAAGGTTACTGGTAGATATTTAAATAAAGGGGACAACTCTGAAGTAGGATTGGGTTTAGGTATAACTAAAACTATTTTAGAAGAGCACGGATTTAGTATGGAATGTGAAAAAATTGACACAGGAACAAAAATAAAAATAAAAATAAAGTAAAAAAATGATTGATTCAATTTTATTGGTAGATGATGAGGATTTATTCCATTTGGTATTTGAAGATGCGTGTTCATTATTGGACATAAGTTTATCTTTAAACGCATTGAATAGTTCAGATGAAGCGGCAAAACTATTTCAAAAGTGGTTTAAGAGTGGGGACGACAACGAAAAACCAGAATGTGTTTTTGTGGACTTAAACATAATAGGTAGTTCTTTTGATGGTATTGAACTAATAAGAAAAGTTAATTTTGAATATGGTAATCACGTTGTTATTGGAATTATATCATCCTCAAATGAGCCCGATGAACAAGCAAAGGCGGTACAGGCGGGTGCTCAGTTTTGGATTATTAAATCTGACGACATTGAACCTCGTTTAGAAGAGTTTAGAAAGGATTATGAAGGCTATAAAAATAGGACTTTACCATTTAAAGTTTATAAATGATTAGATTAGACCAAAATAGTGAAGACAATTTAATTAAACTCTTTGAGTCCAAGAACATTGGACTTGAGGGGAATGTTATAAAGTTGATTGAATCGGACAACGATTCGTTTAAAGACTATTTAAAAAAATGTACGGATAAAGATAAAGATTCTAGACGAAAACGATTAGAGATTACTAAAAAAATACAATTACAAAACAATGAATTATCTGATCTAAACGAACAGAATCAAAAAATGATGGAAGATCTTCAGTCCACATTAAAAGAGGCTGAAGAACAGAAAGTAAAAATTGAAACTCAGAATGGTGAGTTAATTGATTGGAGAGAAGAGAACGAAAAGATTCAACAAGAACTACAAAAGGAGATGATTAAATCTGAAAGTGCAAGAATACGTGCTGAAGAAGCGAAGACAAATGCGTTAAATGACTTGGACATACTCCAAAAGAAAAACCAAACAGAACTTATATCAACAATTGTTAGAGTTGCGTTGTATATTATTGTGGGTGTGGGTATTGTAACTACAGGCGTATACGTTTTTACCCTTGTTATGGGTAAAGACACACAAGTTATTAGTGCTGCTTGGTCTAACATATTTGGTATACTTCTAACAAACGCATTCTCAATAGTAGGGACAATTATGGGTATAAAATATGCAACAGAAAATAAACAATAAAACAAAAACTATGTTATTAAAAGTGGGATCGAAAGGGGACGATGTAAAAAAACTCCAAGAAAAATTAGGTGTGGAAGCGATTGGCACCTTTGGTCCAAAAACTGAAGCGGCGGTAAAAGAATGGCAAAAAGCAAACGGTCTAAAAGATGATGGTATTGTTGGTGACGGTACTTGGGGTAAGATGTTTGGAACTACCGAGGAAATCAAGGAAGTTGTAATTGCGAAAGTTGGGGGACTTAACCTTGACAAATTAAAAGGACATATTCCTGATGCAGTGATTGAACAAATTCCAGAAACCGCAAAGAAATTTAATATTACAACAAATCTTAGACTTGCACACTTTTTGTCACAATGTCACCAAGAGTCTGGTAACTTTAAGGCTGTATTAGAAAACTTAAGTTATTCTGCAGATAGGTTAAAAGTTATTTTTGGAAAATACTTCCCAGATAATTTATCTGAATCATACGCAAAACAACCTGAAAAGATTGGTTCACGGGTATATGGTAATAGATTAGGTAATGGTGATGAAAACTCCAAAGAAGGATTTAAGTTTAGAGGCAGAGGGTATATTCAATTAACAGGTAAAGTTAATTATGAAAAGTTTACTAAGTTTATTGGTGAGGATTGTATATCTAACCCTGATTTAGTGGCTAACAAATACCCATTGGCGTCTGCAGCATTCTTTTTTAACTCAAATAAACTGTGGGACATATGTGACCAAGGGTCAACCGACGAAGTAGTCACAAAAGTCACCAAAAGAGTTAATGGGGGTACTCATGGATTAAAAGAACGTATGGGACATTTTAAGAAGTACCACAATCTATTAAAATAATATTTTTAACACAATTCAATTGAACCCAACTTTAGAAACTTTTCTATTGTTGGGTTTTTTGTTATTTTAATAAAAAATTCAGTATTTGTGTGTCTAAAAAATGCAAGACCAGAAAACATTATTCTAAGTTGTTCATAAGTTTCCTTATCTTTTATTTTATAAACTTTTAATCCCACCACCATCTCATTCTTTCTTTTAAAATTTTAAATAATAAATTATGTGCCTTTTCTTGATTGTATTGGGATACCCAAAAACAAAGATCTGTTTTATTTAGTTCAGGCTTATCTTTAATTACTTTACGAACTGTAGATGGATACATAGATAAAAATGTTTCATCATCTTCCCAAATAATATCTATTTCTAAAGATTTACATTTTGGCTTATCCTCAATATCCTCAAATCTGAATTTTGTTTCGCGATAATCTAAGTATTCTGTTGCGTAGTGTTCATTTCTAACTCTCTCAAGTAGATTTAAAACTATCGTCATATCACGATTGTCTCTTTCAATTTGTGTGTGTCTATTGGCATAAACAAGTTCTTTCCTTTGGAACTCTATTTTCTTTTGTAGTACATCAAAAATAAATGAGTCATCCCAATCTCTTTGTTTCCAAATTGTTGGGGACCATTTAATTAGATTATTACAACCAATCAAAAATTCTTTTAACCAAGTAGGTAATTTTTTCCACAGAGATTTTCTTTCCCAAGCCGAATCTTTAGGTAATGTCAGTTTTTTATAAGTTTTCATTTTGTAAATATAACTAAAAACTTAACAAAAAACAAATAAAAAATATAATAAATTAATTATCTTCCGTAGACTTGTCTTCTTTTTTTGTAGTCGGGAACCCCTCCAGTGGATCTAGCATATCTTCTTTGGTTACCTTTACTTCTACGTTTCATTTTATTTAATTTCATATAATCTGAAGCACCACTGTGGTCAATATATTGTGCATACATAGGGCCCGTAGTAAATACATTAAAATCAAGCATTAAACCACCACCTGTTTTACCTACGTATTGTAAATAGATACAATTATTTGCAATTTCACCTGTAAGTTCACTTTCTGCCGGCTCTATAAAATTTGATATTGCGGTCACTTTAATTGAAAATGAAAATGTTGCATATTGTCCCGGATTAGGTAAAGTTCTTTCGCTATCTAATTTACCTCCAGTATTAGTTACTTCATAATCAGTTTTAATTTTTTCATATATATCCTCCGTTATACTTAAGTCTGTATTTTTTCTTAATTCGGTACCCACCGCAGTTGCTAAATTGTCCCCTCTTAATTTGGCTAAGTTTGCGTTTTTAGTATTATTTCCACCCGCAGATATAATTTCTTTAAAGTCACTTGTTTCTTGAGTATGTTCTCCATCGTTTGTTAATGTATATAATAAAACGTCTTTACCGTTCCATGTGTTACTTGCAGATGCGGTTACATACATTTGACTAACCTCTATTTTATATTTTACATCACACTCATTGCTTCGGTTACATTCAATCATCTCTTTAATTGTTTTAGTTTCACTTTCACCGTTTGGTTTTTCATATGTAAAATCTGTTGAATAAAGTGTATTATAAATTGATTTCATTATTTTTGGTAATTCACCTTTTGGGTCAGATGCTCCGGCCGCAAAGTTAGTTTCTATTTTAGGTATTTCAATAGATTGGTATGATGATTTTTCTTTTACTTTAGAGTCTTTAATTTTTGCGGGAGTGATATCCTCTTTTTCAGATGTAATAATAAATGATAGTGGTTTCTTTGGTGTTTGAGCAAAATTAAATGTACCATCCTCATTGTTCCCAACATAAACCGATTGACCTGTAGACAAAACCGCTTCAGCAACACATTCAGTATTAAATTTATTTACTAAACTTGTTCTAATTTCAGTTTGTAAATCTGTTAATTCTGAAGGTTCAACCTCAGCAATTAAAGTTATTGGTACTTCTTTATATTCTTCTGGAATTATTTCATTATCTATAATAAATCTCCATCTTTGTGATTTTTTAAAAAACTTTTTTAATTTTCTAATATCTCTTTTTTCGGATCTACTTGATTGTTGGTCAATAATTACTTTTGGGTTATCCAAAAATGTTTCTAAAGCATTATAAAACGCCTCTCCTAATTTTTGTCTTTGGTCACTTGTTAATTTATTGTAAGCGTAACTTGAACTAAGTTCCGCATTCATTTTTTGTATTACGTTTGTTGGTGCCGATAACTCCTCATCTAGTTCTTTATCGTATACGTAACTTAAATTAGCATTAAGACTACCTCTTTGTTTATCTCTAAGTTCGTTTCTTTTACCACCAAGATTTAATCCAAGACTCCCCGAAGTTCTTTTAAATTTAGGCTCGTCCTGCTCAGATAAAATATCTCCAATATCTGAATCTTTTTGTTCGTTTAAAGTTTTACCAACTTCGTAAGAATTTAAAAAATTAATTTTACTTATCTCTTCTAAAAGTTTTTTATTCATGTTTTTTTATTTATAAATATCTCAGATAAAAAAAAAGTATTATATTTGTTTAAAACATAAACATTATGAAAACAATTATCACATACCTATTTGTTATTTTATCTTTTATTTCATTTTCTCAAACACATAACTTTAATGAAGATACCATTCAAAAATATTTTATTGAGTTGTTGGATTCAATGAGAAATGATTTGTACCCAGGTATTCCAAAACTTGAGGTAAACGTTAATGTTAGTAGGGCTTGTGTTCATCATAATCAATATATGTCTGACATGCAAAATCACGATTTAAGTGTTTTGATAACCCACGATGAAAAAATGGTTATTGATGATAACAAGTACAAAGGTAACGACACATTAATGGATTATTATTTTGATAGAGCATCACATTACGATACTGATACAACATTTAGTTGTGGTGCGGAAGTAATTACAGGCGATCTTTTATGGTTGAAAAATGCTGAAACAGGTGAAGTTGTTAATTTTATTAATAATTATGATACAAATAGAAGAATCGCAAAAAGACTTCTTCGTAATTTTAAAACATCTCCACCACATTACAAAATTATTTCAGGATTTAAATATAATGTAATTGCAATTGATGTGTCAATTCTTGATGGTATTGTTTATATCACTATGATTACAGGGTCAAAAAAAGAAGTTGTAAACGGACAATTAGTATTTTATCACAACGTTAAGTAATATTTATTTTTTACTATATTTATTATATATGAAAAAAAACTTTAATGAATTTAATCCTGAACTTAAAAAAGGTGATGTAATAATACTTTTACATATGGACGGAGAATCTTTACCTGTAGGCTCAAGAGGCATCGTTAAAGGAAAAGTGAGCCAACCAAGATTTAAATCAACGGACCCAGGATATGGTTATGATGTTGAGTGGTATGATAGTGAAACCGGACAACGCATTCATGGGTATCCACTTTTACCTGAAGCTGATGGGTGGGTATTTGATAGGAAATATTATGAATCTAATCCTGAAAACATACAAGAGACAATGTTTAGAGATGTTGATGATTTAGTAGAATGGGGGAATTTTTTAACTACTTTTGATAAGAATGATTTAAATAGTATTTGTGAATTTTTTGAACTAGAAAGAAGATCAGGATTCTTTAATATGCATACTGAAGGAGGTAAATTTTTATTATCGGGACCTGACTATATAGAATCATTCATTAAATTAAAATCCTTTGAACGTAATTTTGACGAAGATGATGAAAACACACATGAATTATTATTGTCAAGAGCACAAGAAGTTAGAGATATATTTATAAGAGGTGCTATGAAGTATTTAGAGGAAAAAGAAATGGAACTTGAAATACCAAATATACAAAAAACAATGCAAAGACTCGCCAGAACATCTAAAGTATGGTGGATGAGAAATGCAGATAAATATTTAAATAAAGAAATAAAATGAGAGGATTTTCAGTGATGTCTGATGAAGAAAGACAACAAATTAAACAACAACATAGCAAACTATATGATGGTTATGCTGTAGGTAATGTACCATCAAACATGACACCACTAACGGTTTATGATGCTGCACAAGATAAAGAAGGTATTACAGTTACCGCAAACGGTGAGGTTAAAACATATAGAAATCACAACATAAATGAAATTGCTGCAAAAAACCTACATTATGATGAGATTGATGCCGCATATGATTTTGATTCACATGGACCACAACAAAGTATGGTACAACCAAGTAAAGGATCAAAACCTTATGAATTTGATTCTCATGGGCCAACAGACCCGTTTGGTGGTGGGTATAGTGAGGAAACAACTTCTTACGAAGAACCTAGAGACGAATATAATTTCGTTGACTTATTAGATATGGAAGAATATTTAGATGATGATGAGAAAATTTCTAAAGTTAATGAAAGTATCAATAAAACTTTAGAAGTGTTTAAAAAGTTTAAAAAATATAACTAATGGAGGTTTCTGAAATTATATCTCACTACATTGATAAAACACAAAATCTAATAATAATTGAATTTAAGTTATTGGAGGATGACGATGACTTTGTTAGAGAAGATTTTATTGAATATAGTTTTTTTGAGGAATTTGGTTACGACATGGAAAAAGATTTTGGAATTTTTCAGTCTGTAATTAATGAGGATGATGAGGATGAATGGGACGATGACGGAATTGATTACTTAGACAATGAGGACTCTTTAATTTCATTCCTAAACGAATATTACATAGTATACCCAAAGAAACTTCCTAAGGCAGAATTTAAATAATATTTTTGAATTTTAATCCATAATTTTATATATTTATTGGTATGAGCAAGACCTTTGATTCATACCAATTTTTTTTGTGTAAAATCACACTTAAAAAGTATAATTTTTTAGGGATAACCCCTAAAGTTATTGTTATGATCATAACTAATGATGACAAAGTTTTAACAATTAAATTTAGTGATAACAAATTAAATAAAATATTTCCATTTAATAATTTGGATTCGTTTGACCCGTCAATTCTTAAAATGTGGGTTACCAAAAATGGGTATGATTTTAGATTTCAAACAAAATCAAAAAGTTTAAAAATTAAAATGACCGTTATGTCTGACGACATTGTTAATTTAAAATTAAATACACCTTCCCTTATCTCAAGATTAAAAACTTTTTTTAAATCTTGAAAAACGCATTTTAATTAGTATTTATAGTAATGAACAATCTTTTAGAAAATATTAAAAGAATTAAATCTATTATGGATATTCCTGAAATAGATGAGGATAATGATTTAAAAATAGACGAGACTGAAATAAGTGAAGAAGGTGAGGAAGCAACAAGCACAACCACCAGTTCAACAAGCCAAAACGCCGGGTCACCAACTACGTGGGCATCAATTGTTGGGTCACAATTAAAAAGAGGTAAAGGAAACCCAATAACAAGCGCACCAAGAGCGGATGACACGGCAAGAGGTGCGGGAAATCAATTAAAATAAAAATATTAAAAATGGATAAATTAATATCGGAAGAATTAGTTAGACAAATAAGGTTAATGGGTTACGATAGAAGTAAGACATTACTTGAACAAAAACCTGACAATTTAATGCCAGGTCAACCTGATAATCCTGGATATATTGGTAGAAAGGCATATGCTGGAAATGTATTTTATCAGGCTTCCGTACATAATATGGAAGAAAACGAAAAAGAAAAAGATTATAATTATCTTTATACTAAATGGGCACCATATGTTTGTGGTTTAGGGGGTCCTGGTGGGATAAGTCCGGATAATTCTTTTGGGTCCTTTAGTGCATCTAGATGTGGATGGGCTTACAATAAATTAAGCCCAATGAAAATATGTAGTACTCCAATTATTGACGTTGAATATGATTCACCTAGTTATAACGCATATGGAGGTAAATCTTATTATGCGAAGGAAGTTAATAAAAGAAGAAAAGAAGGTAAAAAATTCACTCAAAACGGAGGGGGCGTTGTTGTAAAAAAATCAACAGGAACTGTTTATAACACTTATTGGTGTGAGTGTAAAAAAGATGTAGAGTTTTGGGCCTTAACCGATTATAACTCAAATAGACCTACTGGTTCATATTTTAGATTAGACGGTCCATTAAGTTTTGAACATGCTACGGACCAACCACAATGGACGAGTATTAATAGTTGGTTTGATTTAAAAAGATGTACATCAACAAATAAGGCGGAAGAATGGGTTGATAAACACTATCACGATATTATTCCTATTGTTAGTTTTGTTTTAAGTTTTTTCTTTCCTATTGGTACTGCTATAGGTGCTGCGTTGGAGGTAACTGACGCGGCTAAATACCAAGAAGAAGGTAACACATACGCGGCAGGATTGGCGTTTATATTTGCAATGATAGGACCATTAGATGCGGGTTTAGGTCCTTTAATTACCCGTTATGGTCCAAAGTTACTTGAAAAGGTAGCAAAAAAATCAACCAAATTTACAGACGAAGAAATAAAATTATTACAATCTTTAAAAGACAAAAAAAGAGTGATGTCTCTTGTTAAGTTTGGGACTGCGGTTAAATTTGTAAGATATATAATGGTTAAAATTAATAACTTTAAAGTTTTTGGTTTATTTTTATTAAGATTGGTTAATCTTGGTTTAGTGTCGTTTAAATTTTTAAGTAAGATTGGATTACAAGTTGGGGGTACGTTTTTTACTTGGGATTATATTGCATACAAATACGGAATTCAGAATACAATGCCATTATCCGAGTTAAAAAACTCTAAATGGAAAATATTACAATACTTAGGTGATGTGGGTCCATATTTACAACCATTCACAACTGGAGTTATGTCAGAAAGTCCCGAAGTTGAAAAATTAATGGAGGATGCGAACAAATCGTTTTTGTTAGACAATAGAATAGCAACCGCATTAGAAGATAGTATTAAGGCTGGGTTCTCATTCACAACAAACATTAAATCAACATATATGATTGATGTTGCATTTATTCAATACGTATTAAAGGCATTAGGGTTCGCTAAAAAATTAACATCCACTTTCTATGCTGGAATGTCACCTGGAGGTCTTTTCACATTTAGTAAATCCCAAAACATTAGTAAAGTACAACTTTATGAACACAAAGAAGTGCCACTTATGATGTCACCTAAAGCAATTTCAAATCTACCTTTATCGGCACAAGCTGGAAAATTAGTTAAAGAGTGGAATCCTTATAATGGTAAACCAATTACTATGTTTATACCTGATGCGGTTAAAAACAAGAAAAAATATTTTGCAATTATAACAGACAATCTTGGAAGACAAATGGGTATTAGATTAACATCATCGTTTATGGAAAAATTATTTAATATTAAAGATAATGGTAACTTTGATATGACTTTTCATTGGGGTTATTACGACGATTTTACAAAAGGCGCGGTTATGGAATATCAAAAATCAAATGGATTACCGTTTGATGGTGTTGCTGGCACTAACACCCTTAAAAAATTAAAAGAGGATGCGATTTCTTATAAGAAAAAAAATTCAAAGGACATACCAAATTATAATAATATTGAAATGACAGAAGAAGAAATAGAAAAAGTAAGATTAAATACGGTAAAGGAACTTGAGGAATTGAAAAAAATGACAGATAAAAAATTATTAGTTTCTGAAAAGGATGCTCAAAAGGCGTTTGAATCACAAAAACAAAATACGGTTAATGAGGTTACAAACGAAATTGAGTTTTTAGAAGATAAATCTAAAGTATCTGACCAAGACATAATAGATTTAGAAAACTTATCTAAAAAGGCCGCTTCAAGTACCTTAACAGTTGGAGATTTAAAGTGATACATATATTTATAAAATATAAAATATAAAACATAATGAAAAAAAATATATTAGAAGAAATATATAGAACCCAAAAATTAATGGGGGTCCAAACAAGAAAACCATTAGTTACGGAACAACTATCTGTATTGATTAAAGCCATCCAAGCTGGAGGTAAAAATATGGATGATTTAATAGAATTGGTAACTAAAGGTGTAGCAAAAGGAGAAGTTATTGGGTCAAAAGAGATTGATGAACTTGTAGAGCAAGTAAAATCAACTGGAAAATATACTGATGACGAAATAGAAATTTTTAGAAACTTTTTAAAAAAACCAAAAGTAACCGCACACATTCAAAGTGGAGAAGGATTATTTACTAAAATAGATAATTTAACAGATGATATTACAGAAATGGAAGCGGAACTATTATCCCGATTAGCAAAATTATCAGATACTGAAATTGAAAAAATAATATCTTCTTTAGTAATGAAATCTGCAGATAATATTACAAATTTACCTTTATACCTTAAACTTGAAACTGCGTTTACTAATCAATTAGATGACATTTTAAATGATAGTACTAAATATATTAATAGTATTGATGATGATATATATAAGCAGATAGACGACTATCTTGATAATAGATTTAAAATTGCTGATGATGCTAGTGACGTGGCAAAAGAAACAAATAAAAAATGGCTTAATGAATTTAAATCTAAAGTTAGAGAAAATCCAAAATTGACACAAAAAATAAAAGAATTACAAGATGCGGGTAAAATTGGTCCTAGACAAACACCTTCAGTTGTTGATGATGTTGAAGATGTTGTTGATGATGTTGAGGACGTTATTGACGACTCTCCTGTTGAAGAATGGGGTTCTATGACCGATAATTATGGTACCATATTAGGTCCTTGGGCTCACCATTTCTTTTTTAGATTTTGTAAATTTGGTTTTTGTGAGGCTATTGTTGATTTTGCGAGGTCTTTAAATCTTAAAACCCCACAACAATTTGTTAATGATACAACATACACTTTAAGACAACTTGACGGTTTATATGAGCAATTTAGTAGATTAAACCCTGAAGATGCAAATTATAAAGTATTAAAGCCTCAAATAGAATCTTATGTTTCTAGATTAAAAAGTAATATGAAATTAATGTCCACGAAAGAGACTGGATTTGCTAGTGTTTGGGACGCAACAAAGGCATCTATTAGAAATACAATAGATGATTCTGCGGTTGCCGAAAGATTTATTGATTATTTAGAAAATAAGGCAAAAACGACAGGAAACGAAACCATAGGTGAATTTATAGAAATAATGAGACAATACACTAAACCCGGATGGTGGTCAAACCTAACTTCTGCTAAATTTGGTGACCCTCAGTGGTGGAAGGACTTAAAACCAAAATTTTTTACAGATTATGCGGATGCAATTCGTGCAGAATTTAAAAAAGAACCTAGATTTGGTGGTTATTTTGGGAAATTTACACTTGTCTTATCAAAATTGTTGATTGATTTTTTATTTACGTTAGTTGGAAGATTTGCAAATTATTTTACTATAGGGACTTTTAGGTATTTTGGTAAAATGATACTAAGATTAAGGGCCGGTAGATTTACAGGTTTAGAGGGTTTAAGAAGATATATATTATTATACCTTGAACTAACTTTTATATCTAACGTGACTAATCCTTTTGTTGAGTATGTTGCGGACTTAATAGGTGTACAAAAAGAGTTATTGTACCTTGAGGGTGGTAAACAAGAAACAGATATTATTAGTCCTAAAGATAGGCTTTATAATAATTTAATACAAAGAATACCTTTGGTTGGTAATGATTTTGAATGGAACCCATTTTTAAACCCTATAGGTGGAATAACAGACAACACTATTGGTTCCGCATTAGGGTTTAAACCTGCACCATTACCGGCAGCTGTTTGGAATAGTCTTGTTGATTTTAAAAATTACTTGGGAATCCTATCATCATCAACAACTGCAGAAAATGTTACAGGTAAACGCCAAGATGAACTTATGAAAGAAATGGACGAAATACTTAAAAATAGTGTTGACGAAAAAGAGGTACAACAAATGGCTTACGATAACCAATTTGATGCTATTAAAATTTCAATTGAAAATAATGTTAGTGATAAATTTACAAAAGATGAAGTGCAGTTTTTAATTAGTAGAATGTCCTTTGATGTTACAATACCTGCCGATTATGGTAAAATACTTAAAAATCTTAACCCTGAGGCGTATGAAAAACAGTTTGGTAATATAGATTTTAAAACTATTAATGCTAAAGACATTGATCCTGACAAAATACCTAGAAATGGTGAGGCGGTAATTACCGATAACTATAATAATAAATATATATTGGTTATGTATAGTGAAGTGGGTATAAAAGTACCTAAAGATGTAAATCTTAACGCCACGGCACCAAACAGCAAAGACTTCCCTGAACAAAACAAATCTCTTTATGGTAGAGTTGTTTGGGTTAAACCATCACTAAAAGATTTAAAATCAACTAGCACCAGAACTTATCACAATTTAAGAGAGTTTTTAAATTTAAATTACAAAACAAAAAAATAAAAAATATGAGCACAAGATTTGACGAAGATAACTACAAACATTGGAAGGACACTTTCAAGTTTAAATCCTATGATGAGGATAATGCCAAATACAAGGATGTAAAAATTAATATGGAGGATGTAATGGATAGAATAGACCATTACAGAAAAAAATATGATGAAGATGATGCCTTTGTTCGTGCTGTTGTTGATACTCACGAGAATGTTGTAAAAATTATGTTTACAAAGGACTTGGCACATTTAACAGAATCTTTTAAACTTAATGGTTTAGCAACAGTATTACAAACATTAAGAGAAGGTCGTGGTGAAATGGAAATATGGTCAGTTGCAAGACCTGCCGATGGTAACTGGTTTTTGGTTAAGGGTTCTTTTAATAAAAGAGAACTTTCAAACATGGATTTAAGAAAATCTGAACCAAGAGATAAAGGTGAAAAAAAAAAGGAGAATCCGTACCAAGAATTAAAAAAAAAAGAAGACACGGCAATAGAAAAATTGAGGACTAACGAAAAGGAGGGGATTGATAGGTTACCAATAAAAATAAAAGAGAAACTTAAAGAAAAGTTATCTAAAGGTTGGACAACCGAAACCCCACTAAGTTTTTTAAAAGATTTTTACATTGAAAGTGAAATTAATTCAGTTTTCAGTGACAAAATTAAAATATATAAATTAAAGGCGACAGAGGAGTTTTTCTCTGCATTAAAAGAGTATTCTGCCCGTATACCGATTTCAAGAGGATTTTGTAAATCTATAATTAAATCAAAAAATGATGCTGATATATCATCTGAAGTAGAAAGTCACGTAGACCACTTCGTTAAAAAGTGTAATAATAAGTTTGATGGAAAATACGGATTACATAATTTTTAATACTTATAATTAATGAAATCTAAATTTATAATTTCCGAAGAAGAAAAAAAATTAATTCAAAAAAAATATGGGTTAATTTATGAATCTAATGGACAAACTAAGGAAGAATACCAAGAATGTGTTAAAATAATGGGTGACCCCGAAAGTAATGATTCAGGGGATGAGTGGTCTATTGCTGGAATTGGGAAGTTTGAGGGATATCAATTCTATAGTAATATGAGGGTTAAAACACCTAAAGATAATATGACTAATTATTCATGTTCAGGTAAAAAAGTGGTAATTAAATATATCGGACAAAGTAAAGAAGAATACCAAGAATGTGTTAAACAAATGGGCAAACCAACAAGTAGCAATTCAGGAGAACAATGGTCTATAAGTGGTATAAAATCACTATCAGACTATCAATTCTATAGTAATATGAGAGTTATGAAACCTGACGAGAGCATGACTAATTATTTGTGTTCAGGTAAAGATATCGTAATTGATGGTGAAGTATTTAATATATTTGGGTCTAAAACAACAGAAAATAATGATATTTTTAAATGCTTAGAAAACTTTAAAAAATATGCAAATAGTATAAGGAACTATGAATTAAAAACACAAGAAGTATTACAAACTGATAAGGACGTTTTAATTTCGTGTTGGTCTAAATTTAAAGATGATAGAAAATTTATAAATAATATTAATGACAAAGATTTAGATTTAATAATAATGCCACCAGGAAATTTATTAAAATATCAAGTACCTCTTAAAGAAAATTTCAATAAACCAAATATTTATATAAAAGAAAATAATGGTATGTCTAACATCATTAAAAAAATAGTAAAAGAACACAACCTCAAAAAACAAAATGAGGTTATAGTGGAATCTAATATAATTAAAAATAGATTTAATTTTATATTGGAAAACCAGTACAATTCAAAAAACGTTTCACAATTAAAAAGAAATTTAACAAAGGAGAAATCATCATTAATTAAAAGTGGTTATAATATTAATATCGTTAATGAAAACTTTATTGACATTATGAACACGTTGTTCGCTTCAGAAAATAAAAATATATTAACTGACATTAAAAAACGTCTTGGTGATAAGATTGCAAATGTTTTTAAATTTGAAATGTTGAGAAGTGTTTTTGAACAAATATCAGATAATGATTTAAGAACCGCACTTGAAAAGAAAGACCCCGATTTAATTAGTGGTCCTATTGTTGATAAAATAATTCAAAGTTATAAATCAAAATACCCTGAGGATAAAATTTTAAATTTGGTTTTTGATAGTATTAGTAAAAAAGAATTACAGAAAAAAATAACTGATATCATAAAAGATGATTTTAGTAAAACAATATTGAGCATGGACGATTTGGTTACAAAAGTCCGTAATGTCGTTAGCGGAAATTCAATTTAACGACGACGAAATCAGAAGTAGAATTCTGTTTTCATAAACCTTTAAAAAAAGGAGATGTTCAATTATCTAAGAAAGGTGTCCGAAAGGATACCTTTTCTTTTATCCGTGTATTTATTAGTATGGAATATTTCATAAGAAAAAACTCCACTTTACCTATTTTGGAAATTAATTTGGTTAAAGACGGAAGATATGACTTTAATTTTATTGGAACTAATTTAAGTGGGTCTACCATTTATTTTAATATGAAGGATAATGCAACTGGAGTTTATAAAGTTGCAAAAGGAATTTGCACGTATTCACCAACTAATAATTCAATATATTATCAATTTACTAAAAAAAATACAAAGTCTGTTGGTAGATTTGAAGCAGAATTTGATGTATATACATCTCAAGGGTTAATAAAATTACCTTTACCTGATAAAATTTTTGTTAACGTTTTAGATTCATTTAGTAATAGTGAATTTTGTTGTGGACCAAATAAAAATTCATGAAATAAACCCAACCAATCAAACCGCATCAACATTTGGTAGTTTAGCCGGAACCTCTAAATGGTTAGGAGGGGTATTAGGTCCAAATGGTAGAGTATATGGAATACCATATGATAGTACTCAAGTTTTAGAATTAAACCCAACTACATCAGGTACGACATTATACGGTAGTTTATCAGGATTAAATAAATGGTCAGGTGGGGTATTAGCAACAAATGGAAAAATATATGGTATGACTAGAGATAGTACCCAAGTTTTGTCATTAGGAGACACCCAAAACTTGGATAGTAATATGGTTTTATCAAGATATTTAAATAAGTTTTAGTATGGTAGCATTAAAAGTAATTGATAGTTATAGAGAAGAATTAAATACTAAGTGTATTGTGATATGTACATATAAAACACTAACTAATGTAGATGTTGATTGTATTGATTATTCTTATTTTGAACTTTACCCTGAATTTGAGGTTGTTGAAGTACAAGAAAAAGATTTATCACTTTTTTAAATTATAAGTCATAATCAAAAAAATAGTTGTAATGGTTTAGTTGTAATTACTTGCGTTTAAAATATATTAGAATATATTTATCTAAAAAGTTATGGCAAATAAAAAAATATCAGAGTTACCATATATTGGTTCCACAGGATTTACATCTGTAGATTTAGTACCAATAGTGTCATATTATTCTGCAGCAACAGGAACAACTTCACACACATATATAAGTGATATAATAAATTATGGTTATTGGGTTTCAGGTTCAACAGGAACTTATTCAATAAGGACAAATAACGGTACGACAACTGATGCGACAGGAGATTATTCAGTTGCTGAGGGTACTAATACCTTAGCGTCAGGTAATGATTCACACGCTGAAGGTAGAGGGTCAACGGCATCAGGTCTTGCGTCACACTCAGAAGGTAGGTCAACAATTGCTTCAGGACAATATTCACACGCTGAAGGGGTTAGTACAATGGCTATTGGAGATAATTCTCATGCTGAAGGGGATGGTACAATCGCAAATGGAACTTCATCACACGCTGAAGGCATATCAACAATCGCAAGTGGAACTTCATCACACGCTGAAGGCATATCAACTCAGGCTAATGGTGATTATTCACACTCTGAGGGTGACCAAACAATTGCTAGTGGATATGCGTCACATGCCGAAGGGGGGTCTACAATGGCTATTGGAGATAATTCTCATGCTGAAGGGGATAGTACAATCGCATCAGGGACATCTTCACACGCCGAAGGTAGAGGGTCAACGGCATCAGGTGAAGTGTCACACGCAGAAGGTAGGTCAACAATTGCTTCAGGACAATATTCACACGCTGAAGGGATTAGTACAGAGGCTATTGGTTCCAACTCACATGCCGAAGGGGGGTCTACAATGTCTATTGGAGATAATTCTCATGCTGAAGGGGATGGTACAATCGCAAGTGGAACTTCATCACACGCTGAAGGCATATCAACTCAGGCTAATGGTGATTATTCACACTCTGAAGGGGATGGTACAATCGCAAGTGCAGATTATTCACATGCGGAAGGTAAATCAACAATTGCGAGCGGAACATCATCCCACGCAGAAGGTAATACGACAATTGCTAGTGGAGCCGCGTCACACTCAGAAGGTCTTAACACATTAGCATCAGGTAATGGTTCACATGCAGAAGGGTATGTAACAGTCGCATCAGGTGAAGCGTCACACGCAGAAGGTAGGTCAACAATTGCTTCAGGACAATATTCACACGCAGAAGGTAGATTAACTAACGCAATAGGGGATTACTCTCACTCTGAGGGTGAAAGTACAATAGCATCAGGGACATCTTCACATTCAGAAGGTTATCAAACATCAGCAACAACAACTAGTTCACATTCTGAAGGCTATCAAACATATGCTAGTGGACTCGCTTCACATGCAGAAGGTCATAGAACTACCGCCAGTGGAACATATTCACACGCAGAAGGGTCAAACTCAATAGCATCAGGAAATACTTCACATGCTGAAGGTTCGGGCACTACAGCGTCAGGGTCGTATTCACACTCAGAAGGTAGAGTAACGATAGCGAGTGGTGATAGTTCTCACGCCGAAGGTAGAGCAACAATCGCGGGAGGTGCTAATTCACACGCCGAAGGTAGAGCAACAATCGCGGGAGGTGCTGGCTCACACGCAGAAGGTGAAGGCACAATTGCAAGTGGTTCAATCTCACACGCAGAAGGTAGCGGCACAATCGCATCGGGAAATACTTCACATGCTGAAGGTATCTTGACAGTTGCGGGAGGAGATTACTCACACGCTGAAGGAAACACAACAATCGCATCAGGGTTAAATAGTCATGCTGAAGGAGAATTAAGTGTGGCGTCGGGTGATTGGTCACACGCAGAAGGTAAGGGATCAATTGCGTCAGGATCGGGTTCACATGCCGAAGGAGTATCAAAAGCAATTGGTTCACGATCACACTCACAAGGATTTTATACAATAGCATCTGGAGAAGATTCACACGCAGGAGGTAGAGGATTCTCAAATTCATCAAATGTTGTTGCGTCAGGAAGAACCTCATTTATACATTTTGAATTAACTAACCCTTTTGGGGATTATGGTGCGTACGGTGATTATTCAGTAATATTAGGAGGAACCAACCATAACGTATTATCAGGTTCAACATCATCATCAATATTAGGAGGTAGTAATAATACTATTAATTCAGGGACAACCAATTCAACAATAATTGGTGGTTCTGGTAACACTATAAATGCGGGAGTTACAGGGTCAACAATACTTGGTGGTAATAATATTACGGCAACAACGTCAAGTACCGTTTATGTACCAACATTAAATATTGTAACAACACCATTAAATGATAATGCGTTAACCGATTTATTGGTAAGGGATAGTTCGGGACTTGTTAAATATAGATCAGTATCATCAATATCATCATCAGGGATATTTACAGGAGGTACCGTTTCAGGAGCAACAAACTTCATTAATGGATTAACCGCAAACACAATATCAGCAACAACATACCAAAATTTACCAACTGATTTAACATTAACTGAACCTTCATCTAATGATACTTTTGGGGGGGAATTACTTAAAGTAGGTACGGGAACCACTGTTGCGGGGTACACATATTATTTAAATTCAAGTAATGGATGGTCTTTAACAAACGCATCAGGACTAACATTTTCAACTGGTTTAATAGGTGTTGCGGTCGGTACTAACCCGTCCGTAAATGGTATGTTAACTAGAGGTACAGGAAGGTCTACAAATTTTACAGGTACGACAGGTTCACCATTATATTTAACAACAACTAGTGGGATATTATCAGAATACCCACCTAGTGGTGTTGGTAATGTTGTTAGGATTGTTGGTTATAAGTTAAACCAAACAAATTCCATAATGTTTGCCCCTGACCCAACTTGGGTTGAATTATAAAATATGCCAAAAATATTAAATATTAATTTTACAGGTTTAAGTAAGGTAAATACTGTAACTGCAAGTACCATTAATAATTTAGATAATGTTACTTTTAATAACGATAATAAAACATTACTTATTGGTGGTAATTTTAAATTTTGTTATTTATCCTCAAATAATTTAGCAAGAATTTTTACTGGAGGTACTCAGGATACAACACTAAACACGTCTGTAGGATTTGCATCAATTACTAATTTTGTAAAAACCAACTGTATTGAGTTTGCTGATAATGATAGTATGTATATTGGTGGAAATTTTGAAACGTATAATGGTGTTACAAGTAAAGGTATCATTAAAATAACTTCAGGAGGAACACAAGACACCTCATTTGTTTTTTCATTAACTGACGGAACCCCTGAAGTTTTTGATATAAAAAAACAAACCGATAATAAAATACTTGTTGGTGGTAATTTTACAAGTTATTCTGGGGGAACAATAAATAGATTAATTAGGGTAAACACGGGCGGCACCATTGATAATACGTTTTCCATTGGAACCGGATTTGATAATGTTGTAAGAACTATCGCAATTGACAGTATTGGTAAAATATATGTCGGTGGTGATTTTACCACGTATTCGGGAGTTAGTGCAAATAGAATAATAAAATTAAATACTGATGGTACTATAGATTATTCATTTACTGGAGGTACAGGTTTTGATAATACTGTATATTCCATAAAAATAGACTCCTTAGGTGGCATATATGTTGGTGGTAATTTTACGTCATATAGTTCACAAACAAACAATAGAATCATAAAGTTAAGTAGTGGAGGAACAAAAGACGTGACTTTTGATAATACCACAGGATTTAATGGTAATGTTAGAAATATAAAAATTGATTCATCAGATAAATTATATGTTATCGGTGAGTTTTCAACATATAAAGGATCCTCAAACACTAGAATGATAAAACTTAATGCCGATGGGTCTAAAGATACGTCATTTGATAATACGACTTCAGGTGGATTTAGTACCAATAACAACTCATTAATGTCAGGAATTGAAATAGATTCTGATGGTAGAATTTATGTTGGTGGGACTTTTACCACATATAGAGGTGTGTTTGAGTCATCAATAATTAAATTAAATACCGACGGAACAAAAGATACTAATTTTCAAAATATTGGGTCAATAGTGGGTAATGGTCAAGTGGTACGAGCAATTAGACTTGATTCTGCTGGAAATATTATAATTTGTGGTGATTTTAATTCATATAAACAACCTTATGGTCTTGGAAGTTTAAAAAAATATGACGGGTCAATTTCATATGACTTTAATCCAAATTATGGATATAATGTTAGTGTTCAACTTATTTCTTTAACATCTAATGTATTATTAAAATATACAGGAGGAACAATATATGTTGGTGGGTATTTTGAAAATTATATGTTAACAGGTACACCATATAATTATAGAAGTATTGCGTTGTCTGGGTTAGATTCGGGAGGTACCCCTAATGTGTCCGTTGATGTAAATACGGGAGCTAATTCAATAATAAATCAAATAAGAAAAGATAGTATAGGTGGGATTTATTTACTCGGTCAGTTTACTACATATAAAAGTGTGGCGGTTTCAAGATTTGTTAAAATTAATTATGACGCATCAATAGATAACACTTTTGTAAGGACTGGATTACCAGCGTCTGGGGTTTCAGATATTGCTTTTGACACATCAAATAATTTGTTTTTATTAGGTTCATTCACAACGTTTTCTGCACAAACAAATAATAGAATAGTTAAAGTGTTACCAACAGGATACAAAGATACTTCATTTGAAACAGGGACTGGATTTAATGGTACAACAAACACCGCTGCGGTTGACTCATCAGGTAAAGTATACGTGGTTGGGTCTTTTACAACTTATTCGGGTATAAGTGCGAATAGAATAGTTAGGTTAAACTCCGATGGTTCATTTGATAATACATTTAATTTTGGTTCAGGATTTACCGTTGCCCCAATATATATAAACATATATAATGATAAAATATACATTGCGGGTCCTTTTACAACATATAACGGATTAACTTGTCCTGGAATTGTTAGATTAAATACTGATGGGTCAATAGATACAACATATGTAGTAAAAATAGGGGTCGTGTCAAGTGCGAGTATATCTAGTTATTTTATGGATACAAACGGTAATTTGTACATATGTGGTTTAAACATTAAATATCAAAGATATGAAAATAAAAAAATAGTAAAAATAAAACCTGATGGGTCTTACGATATATTATTTGATACTCCATATAATTTAACATTATCTGGAAATTATAATAATTTTTTTAGTCAAGGAATACAAAGAGTTATTGAGTTATAATGTATAATTTTTTAAATATAAAAATACTAAACACTTTTACTTACGTTGGTGATGAGTTTACTGATTTTGCAAATAACCTGAATATTGGTAGTTTAAATTTTTTTTTAAATTATTTAAATAACTTATTAGGTGTTGATGTCTCAGGTACGTTTACTGAGATACTAATTGAAGAATATAATAATATTACAATTACGTACCAAGACAACACAATATATACACTACCATTCAATAATGTGCCGTACAGTATTATTACGGACATATCAAATGAAGTAATATCAAAGACTGAGTGTAGAGATAACTAATTCACCACTAAAGTAAATTTTTTCTTTTGTTCCTGCAATTTGTTTATACCACAAACCTTTGTCATCCATCCATACATATGGGTCGTCGGGGTTATCGGTCCACCCATGTTTTGTATAGTACTCAAAATCTTTACGTAATAGGTTTGACCTGTGAGATGCGTGAAATTCTTCCATACCCAACCAATCGGGTAAAATGAATTCACCCTCAATTACTTCATATTCCATTGTGTTTTTAAACCCACGAGATTTCCATACATCAATTGAATCGTTGTAGTATTGTTTAAGAGCATTTAAATATGGTTTCCACATAATTGAACATGGGTGAGCAACCCAACCCTTATAAGGTTGTCCATTCTTTTTTGGTCTACCTGTAATTGCCGAAATAATTTGGTAAGCCTCTACACGTTGTTTACCGAGACGTTTATTGTCTAACGACTCTAATGATTTTCTAAAATCTGAATATGGAAGAAATGTTTGCATAGAACAAATGTAATAAAAAAATAAAACCCCACCAAATAAATGATGAGGTTTTTTAATTGGTGGACCTAGAGGGCTCCGACTCCCTCGTCCGGCTCATCTTGTTTAAAAGACGACTACATGCTTAGGTTGGTATTTTCTAACACCCCAAAATATTTGATTTTTCACACCGACCAATAAACGGTGATAGTTCTTTCGGGGAACCATACCCGTTTTGTTCCTTTTACGGCAGAAACCACACCTTAGTCACTCCTGTTCCTGAGCGTATGTGAACCGGCTCGCGTATCCGTAAACTTCTTAAGCTACAGTTACTTCTTGAGTTGAGATTAGTCCCAAAGTCTCAAGGTTGTTTAGCACATTGCCAATTGTATTGTGAATCAGTTTTTAACGAGATTAATTCAGTCCCGACATGCTTCTTTTATTCAACCAATGCCCGTCAATTCCAATATAGGCCCCTATATTGTAATATTATTTTCAAAGAACTTATACAAATATAATATATCTATTTTGATTATCCAATATATTTATATAAATATGTTTAAAAAAAGATTTTTATACGAACAAGAAGAAGAGGTTGAATTAAACGACTTTCAAAAAATCCTTGCCCTTAATAAAAAAAGAATTAGTCGTTTTGATGTTGAATTTTACAACTCTAAGGGTGAAGATTTTAGTGACACTATTGAAGTAACACAAGATGGTCTTATGTTTACTTTTGACGGGTTAAAAGATTTTTTACAGTTCTTTTTTCCTGATGAACACGAAGAAGGTAGTGACGGGGAATATGACGCAATTAATTATGAATATATGTATGAAGGTAGATGGGATTGGTATGATGATTTTTATAATAGAACACAAGACGATTGGAGTGAGGGGTATATGGTAGGTTCAATGACTAGTGTCAGTTTACAAAAACTAAAAGAAATATTAAATTATGTTGCGCCACAAATTGGTAAACATATTGAAGAAAAAGGTGGGGTATATGGTATTAGTGGTGGAGAAAGTGAAGGGGCGATTACTGATTTTTTAGGAACTTTAGGGTTTGAAGATGAGATAACAGATGCGTATCTTGACGCTCAAGTGGCTGCCGTAAGTGATTCTGCCCCTGAGTACATTCAAAAAGAATATTGTAATTGTTTAACGGATATTGGAATTGAAAATTATTCAAGTAGACATTGTTTTTGGAAATATGAAATGGATTGGGGATCTGCAATTTTATTATTTGCTCGTTTTGGTACTGAAAATGATAAACTTTTAGATTTATTATTTGAAGCAATAAAAACTTCTGATGTTAAACACCTTCCTGAGTATTATGAAATACAACATTATTGTTATGATGGTGATGCGTTTAATAGAGTTTATGTTCGTGAATTAGATAAAATTTTTGACAAACTTGAAGACAGACTTGAAAGTAGTGAATTTCAAAATGAAGATTATATAGAACTTATTAATAAAGTTTCAAATATTGGTGGAGTAGGTTCGTGGATTATATCAAAAAATAAAAAGTTTAGAATTAAAATTGATAATATTGATGCAGAAACTTTAAAAGTTGAATTTAGTATTATACAAAATAGGGCTGGGAGTATAAAAAAAGGTAGGTCAACTATAGATGATATAATTAACCTACTTAATAATGAAAGTTTGTTTGGTCCTGAAGAATTTAGAGAACACTATTTAAAATTTCTTCAAAAGTCTATTCTTTAATATTTCAAAAAGGTATGGTAAATCATCATCATTAATAAAAAGTGATGTACCATCAAAAGCGTCTGAAATTGCAATTCCGTCTTTTTCTTCAATCACATCAACAGTTTCTAATTGGTGAAATTCTTCTTCATGCTCATCGTCAATATCAATTAAAGAGTTCATTACCGTTTGTGGTGTATAAACAATTGGTTTATAAACGTACTCATATTTTTTATACCCAAGTTCCTTAACCATATTCTTCCCCGCTTCAATAGCACGTCTCACATCCTCAATTGATACAAACTCTTGGTTGGAGTGCATATTGTAATACCCACAAGACATATTAATACAAGATACGTCAGCTTTCTTTTTTAACTGAGATACGTCTGTGTACGGGTGAGATTGAACCAACATTTCATTTCCAAATGATTCTTCAATAACCTTTAATGTTTTTGTAAAAAACTCACCTTCTCGGTCAAACAAACGAACTCCTGAACAAATCTCAGAAATTAAATGATTTCCTGGTGCATCATATTGTGTAATATACCCAACATCTTTTAAGAAGTTTTCATCACATTTTGATGACCCGTGACAACCCGTTTCTTCTGAAACAAAAAGACCAATTTTTACTTTGTCAAGTTGTTTCAATAATTCCAAACAAATAAAAATACCACATTTGTCATCACCACCAATTCCTGTTGGGTTACCATTTTCAGTATATGCCTTTAAACAATCAACCTCAGTTTTGTCAAAAGTTTTTCCAAATGTATTTGGTCGTACAAGTTTTTCTTCTTTGACAATAATCTTATCAATTTTTTGGTGAACTGTATCGGTGTGAGCAATGAACATTGGGTAAAACTCACCATCTGCAAGTTCACCCTTTGTTGCGTATATGTTCATCATATCATCTCTGTAATATGTAACACCTGCAATTGAATCCATTTCAGAACATAGGTATTCTACCATATCCTCTTCTTGGTATGTTTTTGACGGTACTGATAGTAATTCCTTAAATTTTTCTAAATTGGTCATCTTTTCTTTTTTACAAAGATAGTATTTTTATTAACAATAAGAAAAAATTAAGATTTATTTTTTCTTTTTGACGGTTTTTTTACTTTAACATCTGTAATTTTTTCTTTTTCGTTATACGAAAGAATAAACTTAGAACCTTTTTCTGGATTATCCAATAATATTTTCTCAGTAATCGCATCATCAACCCACTTTTGAACTGTACGTTTTAATATGCGGGCCCCAAATCTCGTATCAGTACCAATGGAAATTAAATGTTTTTTAAGTGAATCGTCAACCTCAACTTCAAATTCAATATTTCCAACTCTTTCAAAAACTTTACTAAGTTCAATATCAACAATCTTTAATAAATCATCTTCATCTAAATCTTTAAAATATATTATCTCATCAAATCGGTTGATAAATTCAGGAACAAATTTTTTGAATAATTCTTTTTCTAATACAGATTTAATTTCCTCTTCTTTATGTTCAACTTTTGTACTTGTTGAAAACCCTACACCTGTACCAAATTGTTGTACCACACGAGTACCAACATTTGATGTCATCAAAATAATACAGTTTTTAAAGTTAATTTTTCTTCCGTGACCGTCAGTTAAAAATCCTTCATCTAACATTTGTAAAAATACGTTAAAAATTTCAGGGTGAGCCTTTTCAATCTCATCTAAAAGAATAACTGAATATGGTTTGTTTTTAATCTTATTTAAAAATGGTGAACCATCCTCATATCCAACATAACCTGGAGATGTACCTGTTAGTTTTGATGTTGCAACTTTATCAGAAAATTCACTCATATCTAATCTAATAAGTGCGTCCTCACTATTAAACATATGTTTTGCAAGTTGTTTTGCAAGTTCCGTTTTACCTACACCTGAATTACCAATTAGTAGTCCACTAAAAATTGGTTTTTTAGGGTCATTAAGTCCTACTCTATTTCTTTGTATTGCTCTTGCAATTTTTGAAACCGCATCATCTTGACCAATAACTTTTGTACATAAAGTTTCTTTTAATGTTCGTAATTGTTCTGTCTCGTCCGTATTAATTTTGCTAATTGGAATTTTTGTCATTAATGATACAACGTCGTAAACAATCTCTTCTGTAACCTCTCTTTTATTAAGATTTCTATTCTTTTCAAAGTCTTCCTTTTCTTTTTGAAGGTCAGATAAAATTTTTCTTTCTTTGTCTCTTAGATTTGCGGCCTCTTCATATCTTTGACTATTAATAACTCTAATCTTTTCTTTTTTAATTTCTTCTGCTTGACGTTTCAAGTCTTCAATAACTTCAGGAAGTTTAATTTCAACTTGAGATCTTGCGCCAACCTCATCAATAATATCAAAAGCCTTATCGGGAAATTCTCTATCTGTAATATATCTATCTGCCAGTTCAACACATAGATTTAATATTTCATCTGTGTATTTTACTTTGTGGTGGTCTTCATATCGGTCTTTTGAGTTTTGAAGAATTTGTAACGTTTCATCTTTTGTTGATGGGTCAACCATAACTTTTTGGAATCTTCTTTCAAGAGCACCATCCTTTTCAATATTTTTTCTATATTCTTCTAATGTTGTTGCACCGATACATTGTAGCTCACCACGAGAAAGTGCTGGTTTAAATATGTTTGATGCGTCCATTGAACCTGAAGAGTTTCCTGCTCCAATCATTGTATGAATTTCATCAATAAAAATAATAATATCAGGGTTCGCATACAACTCCTCAATAATGACTTTCATTCTTTCTTCAAATTGTCCACGGTACTTTGTTCCCGCAACAATTGATGTCATGTCTAAAGACACAATTCTTTTTCCTGATAGGTTTTGTGGACATTCTCCCTCAAAAATCTTTTTTGCAAGTCCTTCAACAATTGCGGTTTTACCACATCCAGGTTCTCCCAAAATAATTGGGTTATTCTTTTTTCTTCTTGATAAGACTTGAGCAATTCTATTTATTTCATTTTCTCTTCCAATTACAGGGTCAAGTTTTCCTTCTTCTGCTAATTTTATTAAGTCTCTTGAAAAGTTATCCAATACTGGAGTTTTTGTTGACCCTTCGTTTGTGGATTTATTTTTTGATTTGTCGTTTCCGTCTGCTGATTCAATCATCATAAAAAATTTTATGTTTTTATTTTTCTTAATTGTAATCGTTTTTGATAAAATAATCAATCATATTAATGTGAAAGTGATTTTTTTTAATTTGTCATATATTTATAGAATGTAATACAAATTTTTATTTTGTATTAAATTAAAAAAAATGAATAAACCTTGTGTTTTTTTAAATTAACGCATATTTATAAATAAAAATTAAAACTATGAAAAAAATTATTAGATTAACAGAATCAGATTTAGCTCGTATTGTTAAAAGAGTAATAAGAGAGCAAGAAGAAACTACAGCAATGTCACCTGAAAGTTATTGGAAAGTACCTGCAGGAAAATATAATTTGACCGCTAGAGTTGGAGGTAAAGATGTTATGTGGACAGTTACCCCTAAAAAGACAAACATGAAAAACGATAAAGGACAAATGGTTCCTGTACCGGGCAAATTAAGTATAACTATAGCATCAAAAGAAATTCCAAACACATACGCAAGAGTAACTGTGGATTGTAGTGCTAAAACAGTTGCTTACGACTTTGCTGTTGTTGAAGGTAACTATTCAAATGTTTCTGTAGTTGCGAATGGTAGAGAATTTAAGGGTGATGATGTTAGTAATGCATTTGCACAACTTTTTAAATCTAGATCATGGAATTACACAGGAGCAATTAAAGAGATGGGTGATAAATATTGTTCAGCGGTTTAATAAATAATTTATATAATAATAAAAAAAAGGACCATAAGGTCCTTTTTTTTATTTCATTGTAACAAACCCATTAAATGTATTTGTTTTAGTACTAAGAAAGTACAAGATGAATTTTGGGTGAGAATTATCGTTAATGTTAGTGTTAATAACCACATTACTAATAATATCATTACCTGTTAGATTCTCTTCATCATTGATTGTCATATGAATCAAACTACCCTCTTTTTTGTATGATAGGATTGACGTTGATTTAGACAAGGTACCGTCAAAATAACGAGACATTGTTTTTTTAGTTAAATCAATCACGTATTTATTAGTCCCTCCAGAGTGGTCAAAAGTGCGTACATAATTTGTAGAATCAATTACCTCATCATATTTACCAAGAGAACCACTATTAAATCCAACATACTCATCAAATTCAACTTCAATTACTTGTGAAAAAGACACAAAAGAAGATACCAACATTACCAAAGACAAAATCAAATTTTTCATACTTTCTATTTTTTTTAAGGATTTATATATAATACAAATTTAAGTTATTTATTTTAATCTACCAAACAATTCTTAAAATATTTTTTATTTTTTTTGTTGTTTCATTTATAGAACAAATATAATGCATTTATTTTAATCTGCAAAATATTTATTAAAATGGCGTGGAAAAATTTTATAGATGAATTAAATCTTACAGAAAAGTTAGAAGAAATATATTTTAGAATAAGATTAGTATTACAAAGAGAAGGTTGGTCAGATGCTGATTTAGAAAGACCTCCATACTATCCCCAAGATTTAATGACTTTATTTCATAAATTTCAAAATGAAAGAGATAAAATACTTAAAACAATATCGGAATATGGGTTTGGTGTTGACAACGATGATTTACTAAATTACATTCAAATTAAGTTAAAAAAAATAGACGACATAACACCATTAAAAAATTAATTATGGCTATTAAAAGTACTGAAATAATAGGAACAAGAATAATTTGTGAGATTGAGTCAAGTAATTTGGTAAAGACAGAATATGATACCGAAACTAAAAAAATGATTGCTGAATTTAAAAATGGGTCATCTTATGAATACGATGACGTTCCCCACCCAACCTACGCAAGGTTTAGACTATCCGAATCGCAAGGAAAATATTTTAACACAGAGATATCAAAAAAATTCAAATATAAAAAAGTAGAAAAATAAAATTTTCTAACTATTTATGTCTATGACAAGTGATAAAAAAATAATTAATAGTTTTTATTTGCAGGACGAATTAAATCCAAACGTATGGACATCTCCCGATAATCCAAAAATTTCAAAATTAAAACCTGAGATAAGAGAACGATTATTAAAAATTGCTGAAATATTTGTAGATTCTTTAGATATAGAAATTTTTGTTCACGATATAATTTTAATTGGATCATTAACAGGATATAATTGGTCCGAGTTTTCCGATTTTGACCTTCACATTTTATATGATTATGATGATGCAGGAGACAAAAAAGAATTATATAAAGAATTGTTTAGACTTAAAAAAACAATATTTAATGCTGCTCACGATATTATAATAAAAGGATTTGACGTTGAGGTTTTTATTCAGGACCTCAATGAGGAAGAGAAAAGTATTGCGTCATATTCTGTTTTAAATGATGAGTGGATTAGAGAACCAAAAAAAGATGAGTTTGAAATTGACACAAAAGCAATAAAAGAAAAGGCTGAACAATGGATGGACATTATTGATGGTGTTTTAGAAAATGCTGAAGATGAGGACCTTGAAAATGCAATAAAACTTGTTAAGAAGTACCGAGAAAAACTTAGAAAGTACAGAACTTGCGGTCTTGAAAAAGAAGGAGAGTTTTCCTATGAAAATTTGGTATTTAAATTTCTAAGAAGAAACGGGTATATCACCAAATTAGAGAATTTTAAAAACAAAATTACGGATAAAAAATTGTCTTTAGAGAATCAAAATTTAGAATAATTAGTAAAATACTAAATAACGATATATTTATATATAAAAATTATTATGCCAACAACAGCTTGTACATCGTATTATACTACAGTAGTTACTGGTTACGTTCCTGGAACGGGCACCACAACAGGAAGTATTGTAACATTTAATACCCCTAAACCTGAATGGACAGACAGTAATGGTCAAAAGGCATTACAATGTAATGGTGTTGCTCTTGGCGGATTTAATGGACTAAACAATTAAAATAAAAATAAAATGGCAGATTTAAGACCTCTTGGTAGTGAAAAATTACAAGGAATGGATAAAATAAATAGAATCCTTGAGATTGCTAGATATAACGAAACACCTAAACAAGAAATAAATGAGTTGGCAACAACAAATTACACAATAAAGTTAGCTGACGGTAATACTTATGGTATCGTTAAGGAGAAGTTAGGTTACATTATTAAAAAGGGATTGAATGAATCTACATTAGATTATTCTGATTCTATTAGACATAGAAAGTATTTTAGATCATATTCTGAAGCAATGAAGAAATTAAATCTTATGGTTTCAGAAATTAATAGAGTTACGGGTCACGACGAAGAAATTCCACTTATTGGTGAACAAAAATTTGTTCTCAAAACTAAAAAAAAAAGTATAGCTGAACCAACTCCAGCACCGACAACACCACCTCCACCTGCTGAACCGATGTCTTCACCGACACCTCCACCTGCGGATGATATGGGAATGGATACACCACCACCTGCAGACGATATGGGGATGAGTCCTGACACAACAACACGACCTGCAGACGATATGGGGATGAATACACCACCTCCACCATCAGACGATATGGGTGATGATATGGGAATGGGCGAACCTTCTGACGATATGGGTGATGATATGGGAATGAATAATGGTGATGAAGGTGAAGAACCATCAGCACTTAAATCAATACAAAGACTAACAGGAAAATTAGGTCAAAAAATAAGAGCTTTTGATAAAGAAAAAGGGTTAGATTCACAAGACATTAAATACGTATTAAATTCAATTATTTCTGCGTTAGATATTACAAATTTAGATGAGGACGATAAAGAGGACGTACTTTCTAAATTTGATGAAGAAGATGAGTATGACATGGAGGGTCCTGGTGACCTTGATATTTCAGATGAAGATAGTTTTGGTATGGGTTCTGAAGAACCATCAGATTTAGGTGTAACTGAACCTGAACCAAAAGAAGGGTACCACACGATGATGGACTCAATATTTGCCGAATCATCAGTTGAAAAAGTATTATCAAAATATTTTGATATCAAACCAAACGAAAAACCAATACTTGAAGAAAAGAAAAAAAGAGATTTTTTAAATAGTAAATTAAAGTCCATTGAAATGAAAAATGAAATGGAAGGTATGTGTGAATCTCAGAGACAACTTATAAGTGCTAATAAATTATTGAAGGAAAATCCAAATGCTAAATTCATTGGAAAAACTAATAAAGAAAATTTAGTGTTTATGGTTAACGGTAAACAAGTTAAAGTTACAGAAAGAGGACGAATTTTATGATTTTAGTATATGTAAACGAATTAGGACCAAACTATAAAGGTGATAATATATATGAGTTTATATTTTCAGATTTAGATGATGTTTGGGGTGAAGAATGGGATGCGGAACCCGCAGCCGGAAAACCATTACCTCCTGATGTTAATTACATAAAAAAAGTTGGGGTATTAAAAAATTCTGAAATAGAACTTAATCTAATACAAAATTCTGATTTTTTTGGTGTTTATGACGCAATTGATGGTGTGATATCATTGGGTTGGGAGAAGTCTGATAGCGATGATATATTAATACACAAAAGAAAAAGGTTAGTGTTTCAATACGGAGATAGTGTTGAATCGGTAGAAAATAAATTATACGAAAGAGATATCGTATTAAAATGGGAAAAAAATTTAGTTAGTGATGAAACATATGAATCCTAAATTAGTGAAACTTCTTTATGAAGGGTTTTCTATGAGTACATTAGAAAATTTAAATACTCAACAAATTAATTCTTTATACCAAAGAATAGGCGAACAAACTTCGGGAACTTTAAACATCCCTAATACAGATAACACAGCTATTACAAAGGCAAAATCAGAAAAAAAGTCATTTGTAACTTACGAAGAGGAAATTGGTGAGGAGGAAGTAAGTGAAAAGTCAGTTTCTAAAAAACAGAGAGGGTTAATGGGTGCGGCATATGCAGTAGAGAAAGGGGATAAAAAACTAAAGGACATTCCTAAATCATACAGAAATAAAGTAAAAGACGTTGTTGACTCAATGTCCAAAAAACAAGTAAAAGACTTCGCAACAACTAAAGATTCTGAATTAGATGAGATTGAAAGATTAGAAGAAAATATTTTAAGAATATTAGAGAACCATTTACCACCTCACACAACAAAGGGTGAATTAGTAAATATGGTTAATAAAAGAAAAAAATAATGAATGTCTTTATCAAAAGAACAAATATTATTAGAATATGCAAGATGCGTAAATGATACGCCATACGCATTAAAAACGTATTTACAAACATACGATAATACCCAATCACAATACGTACCGTTAGAATTATTTAATGACCAAGTAACACTTGTCAATGACTATGATACTTGTGAAGAAAATATTGCATTAAAATATCGTCAAGCTGGGGTATCAACTGTAACGTCTGCTTGGGCGTCCAAAAGGTTAATTTTTGCAAATAAAAAGAAACCTGAAAAAATCCTAATTATTGCAAACAAAATGGATACTGCTGTTGAGATGGCAAACAAAGTTCGTGCGTTTGTTGACCAATGGCCAAAATGGATAGGTGTTGGGTTTTCTGTTGAGAAGAATTCACAGAGACATTTTAAACTAACAAATGGGTGTGAGGTAAAGGCGGTTGCAACATCAAAGGATGCGTTACGTGGATATACCCCAACCATATTAATTTTTGATGAGGCAGCATACATCAATGCCGACGAGGACTTCTGGTCTGCATGTATGGCATCACTATCTACGGGTGGTAAAGTTATTGTTATATCAACACCAAACGGATTTGACCCAATTTATTACTCAATTTATACTCAGGCAGTAAAAGGGATGAATGACTTTAAAATCACAGAAATGTATTGGTTTCGTGACCCAAGATATTCAAAAGATTTAAAATTAATTAAATGTGATGACATTGTTCATTATATGTTAAACCGTGCCGATTATAAAGATGAGGAAATAACTCTTGATTATACCAATATTAAAGTTAGTAACAGAGATTTTCAAGAAATAAAAGATAGGATTGAAAATGGTGGATATAAGGCATATAGTTCTTGGTTTGAAGCTATGGCTAAAAAACTAAAATTTGATAAAAGAAAAATATCACAAGAGTTAGAGTGTAACTTTTTAGGTTCAGGAGATAACGTAATCCCTTCTGAAACTATGAAAAAAATAAAAGAAAAACACATCAAGGAACCTGAAAACAAATTTATGGGTGGGGCTCTTTGGCAGTGGAAAGAACCTGTTGCTGGTCATAGATACATTATGGGTGTTGACGTTTCAAGAGGAGATAGTGAAGATTTTACCACAATGTGTATTATAGACTTTGACACGAGAGAACAGGTATTGGAGTACTTAGGTAAAATTCCACCTGATATTGCTGCAGAAATTGCGTTTAAATGGGCAACAATGTATAATTCGTTTATTGTAATTGATATTACTGGAGGTATGGGTGTTTCTACATCAAGAAAACTACAGGAACTTGGATATAAAAATTTATATGTTGATGGCGTTAATCCTGCAGATAAATGGAAATGGGACCCAAAATTACAAGATAAAATTCCTGGAATTAATTTTAACTCAAAAAGAGTTTTAATTATACAGGCGTTTGAAGAGGCGTTACGATTTGATTTCGCATTAAGGTCACAGAGATTATTTAACGAACTCAACACCTTTGTTTATGTGAACGGTAGACCTGATCACCAAAAAGGACAACACGATGACTTAATAATGGCGATGGCTATGGCTCTTTATGTTGGCGAAACGTCATTTTCTCTATTAGAAAAATCAACTGAGCAGGCAAAAGCAATGATAGAGTCTTGGACAACTGAAACCAACGTATTTAGAGATTCTCACGCAAACTTCAACCCCGGTTTACCCGTGGACCCATACGGTTTAAATAACTACAGTAAAAATACTTTAACCAAAAGTGATTATGAAAACTATTTATGGTTGTTCGGAGGTAGAAGGGTTTAATTTAAAAAGTTCCGAACTATTTTTAAAATAAAAAATTATGGCACAAGAAAAATTTACAGTATGGCAAAGGTTAAGTAGGGCGTTTGGACCTAATTCAACTTTAGACCAACAGTCACCTGTGTTTAAGTTTGATAAAAAAGAACTTTTAAAAACAACAAGTAAACAAGAATATGAAACTGAGAAGTTGCAAGCTCAACAAACAATGTATTTGGGTAAGCAATGGCAAAAGGTTGAAAGTAATTTATATACTCAAGCGGTTTATTATGAACCAACAAGAATGGCGTCGTACTATGATTACGAATCTATGGAGTATACTCCTGAAATCTCAACTGCTCTTGACATATATGCCGAAGAGTCAACAACACCAGATAAAGATGGTGAAATTCTAAAAATCTATTCAGAATCAAAAAGAATTAAAACAGTTTTATATGACCTTTTTGTTAGTAGATTGGACATAAACACAAACTTACCTATGTGGACAAGAAACACTTGTAAGTTTGGAGATAACTTTGTGTACTTAAAATTAGACCCTGAAAAGGGAATAATGGGTGTAACCCAATTACCTAACATTCAAATTGAAAGATTAGAAAAGGGGATGAAATTTCATCCAGATAAATACTCCCAAGAAACTGAAAACGACGCATTAAAATTTATGTGGAAGGAGAAAAACATGGAGTTCAATACATGGGAGGTGGCCCATTTTAGAATTTTAGGTGATGATAGAAAACTCCCTTATGGAACGTCAATGTTAGAAAAGGCCCGTCGTATTTGGAAACAACTTTTATTATCTGAAGATGCTATGTTAATATATCGTGTTTCAAGAGCACCTGAAAGAAGAGTATTTAAGGTTTTTGTTGGTAATATGGATGATAAGGACGTTGACCCATACGTACAAAGAGTTGCAAATAAATTTAAAAGGGACCAAATTGTTGACAACAAAACTGGTAATGTTGATATGAGATATAATCAATTGGCTGTTGACCAAGATTTCTTTATTCCCGTTAGAGACGCAGCAGCAACAAACCCAATTGAAACTTTACCTGGTGGAACAAACTTGGCGGAAATTGCAGATATTGAGTACATCCAAAAGAAATTAGTTACGGCACTTAGAATCCCTAAGGCATATTTAGGATTTGAGGAGGCGTTAGGTGATGGTAAAAATTTATCGTTACTTGATATTAGATTCGCAAGAACCATTAATAAAATTCAAAAATCAATGATTGCTGAATTAAATAAAATTGCAATTATTCATTTATTTTTATTAGGGTTTGAGGACGAATTAACAAACTTTAGTTTAGGGTTACATAACCCATCAAAACAATCAGATTTACTTGGTGTTGAAGTATGGAAAGAAAAAATGTTACTTTATAAAGATGCGGTAACTCCAATTACGGATACTGTAGCACCTGTTTCTGCGTCTTGGGCTAAAAAACATATCTTAGGTTTCTCGGATGATGAAATTAGATTGGATTTACAACAACAACGTATTGAAAGGGCGGTATCTGCCGAACTTGCTAAAACACCTGAAGTAATTACTAAAACGGGTATTTTTGATACAATAGATAAGTTATATGGTAAATCTGATAGTGAAGTGGGAGCAACACCTGAAGGTGGAGAATCACCTGAAGGTGGAGGTATGCCTGAACCACCATCTGGTGGAGGTATGACTGAACCACCTTCACCACCTGCGGGAGGGGAAATAACCCCTGAAACATTTAATAGGGAAAATATGAATTTATTGATTGAAGAAACCCTTTTTAATGGGTCAACTCACTTTGATTTATCAAAGGGTCAAAACTCTTTAATAGAAATTGATGATAAACTTCGCAATTTATTAAATAAGTAACTATTTATTTATAAAAATGACTATGCACACTTTTGGAGTTTTAAAAACAAAATTAGAAGAAGCGTCTGTAAAACTATACGGAAAAAAAGAATTCAATAATTTTATGATTGGATTTAAAAAATACGTTTTAGAAAATAAAGACGTTTCTGAAATATATCACATATATGACGACCTATCAACAAGTAAAGGTTTAGATAAGGATATTTCTAACGACTACTTAAATGAGTCTTTAGAATATGCTCAAATTTTAATTGAAAATAACCTAACAAGATTAAGCAATATTAATACTTGGGTTAGTAGAATAGTAAAAGAATCTAAAAACAATTATAAAGATATTGATAATGTAATTTACAATAATACAATTTCAAATTTAGAGTCTATTCTTGAATCAAAAAGAAACATTAAAAACACAATTGTAAGTGAGTCTGTAATAAAAAGGGAAAATACTAAAACTATGAATATCCCTTTAAACAGTATCTACAATATTGCAAATAAAACTATTTCTAAACATTTAGAAAATGTTAATGAAAATGAAAAAAATGAATTAAAATCAATTTTATCTTTAACATCTAATGAAATAGAAAAAGAAATGGATGGATTAAAAGAAAATGTAATTTCAAAACTAAAACTAACCCTTAATGAGTCTACGGATGTTGATTATACAACAAAAGTCCAAAGTACAATCAATAAGGTTATGGAGTCAAAAAATGACCACTATAACCTTTATAAACTTAGAAATTTAAATGAAGGATTATGAAAAAATTTATGACCGCTCTTGGTAATCTATTTAAAGATAGTGATGGTAACTCATCATCTAAAAGATTTATAGGGATATTATGTGGAGTATCTCTTTGTGTTACATTATACGTAAACAGTTATTCTCACGGAGACATTAAACCGTCAGACACATTAGTAAATGCAGTGGCAATGTTAGCGTTTGGGTGTTTAGGATTAACGTCAACCGAAAAAATATTTGGTAAAAAAAATAAGAATCAAGACCCAGAATAGTCCTTCATTTTTTGGATGTGTTTTGCCTTATTAATTTGATTTCTTTTTTTAACTGATTTTTTTACATAAGTCTGTTTTTCTCTTAGAATATCTGTTTGTTTAGTTTTATAAACTTTAAACTTTAAACTTTTAAGGGAACTCTCTAACGTGTTTGAATTTTTAACTGGAATTATAATCATATTTCTTGTTTTTGGTATAAATATAAGGGTTTTTTTGTTTTTTGACAAATCATATTTAATTTCATACAATTAACTAAAACAATAAACGGTTAAGTTATGAAAAATGAAAAAAGGAAAAACGTCAAAATTAAATGTTTTTGATGATGCAAAATGTCACTATGGAACGGTAGATTCTAAAGACCTAAAATCAATATACATTGTATTACAAACTTGGGTAGAACCATTAAAAGATTACGATAATTGGGTTAGGATTACGGGAGAAATCAAGAGACAAATATTACATACACTATTAGAAGTTGTTGACCACACAACATTTGAAAAAAAACAAATTGTAGATTTAGATTTAAGAACAAGCGGTATACAAAAAAATAAAAAAAGTTTTTTAAATTTAGAAATAACTTTGTTTGTTAGTAGTAAAACTATAGATTTTAAATCTTTAATTCTGAGGGATAAAATCAAACAAATTATCCAATCAATTTATAAGGACGATTTAAAAAATTCCAAATATTTTACATTAAGTAAGACCAAAACCAAAGATTTTGTTATGTCATAATATTTATACTAAAAAGTATTATGAAAATATTAGGACCTAAAGATACAGGTAAAGGAATATTAATTGAACACGATGCAGGATATATTGATATAAAAGACAGTAGAAACCACTCGGTAGTTAATGAATCTTACGGTCAATTAGACCACTCAAAACCATTTGTGTTTTATGCGACTCTTCAAAAATATGGAGTTCCAAATCGTAATGGTAGAGTTTACCCTGAAAAAATTTTAAAACGAGAAGCTGAAAAATATAAAGAAATGATTAAAAAGGGTATGTCAATTTCTGAATTGAATCACCCTGAATCATCTCTTATTGATTTAGATAGAGTATCTCACCTTATAACGGAAGTATGGTGGGAAGGTAATGTGTTAATGGGTAAAATACAATTATTAACAACTCCAGGATTTCACGAAAGGGGTATTGTATCATCTAAAGGGGATATCGCGGCTAATATGATGAGACAAGGTGTTACAATGGGAGTTTCATCTCGTGGAGTGGGATCTTTAGTTAAAAAAGGAGACCAAAATGAAGTTCAAGACGATTTTGAAATAATATGTTTTGACTTGGTGTCTTCTCCGTCAACTCCTGGAGCATATCTATATTTAAACAAAGAAGATAGAGTAAAATATGAAGAAAACTTAACAGAAAACGAAAATGTTAATTCAGAATCAAATCCTTTAAGTGCGTCTGTTGACTTAATGAAAAGATTATCCGATTATTTAGGTAATTAAACAATTTTAAAAATGGACGAAAAATATTTTGTAGCAAAAATTACGACAGATGTGGTTGATACCGAATCTGGAAAAGTAAAAAAACAAAGAGAAGAAAAATTAGTTAAAGCCTATTCACCAACAGACGTTGAGGCTAAAGTCACTAAAATTTATGAAAACTATAATCAGGATTGGAGAATCACGGCTATTGTTGAAAGTAAAATTGATGAGGTAATAGAGTAATAACTTTGTTTTAATTTTTTTTTAAAGGGCATCCTATGGGTGTCCTTTTTTTGTTTTTACTAATTTTTTTTGGATAAAAACATATTAAAACTAACTTTTTTGTAATGACCGTATATTTATTGATAAAATAAACGCATAAATTATTGCAAAAAAAAAATGAGCTTAGAAAAAAATAGTTCTATAGTTGAAGAGGCCTTATTACAAATTAAGAACCTTGAAGATGCTATAAATGAAAATGCAAAAGGAATACTTGCTTCAACGATGAAGGAAGAAATCAGTGAACTTGTAAGAGAATCTATTAGTGGGTCAAAAAGAAAACTTCGCGAACAAGAAGAACCTGTACCAGGTGATGAAGAAGAAGAGCCTGTACCAGGTGATGAGGATTTAAATCCTGACGAAGAAGAGATCGAAACAGATATTGAAGGACAAGTAGAATACGAAGACGGAGGAGAAGAGGCGGTAAGTCTTGATTTCCAAGGTTTTGAAACAGAACCCGGAATGGGTGATAACGAAATGCCGCCATTAAATATGATACATGCATCCAATAAGGAACTTTTTAAAGTTTTTAAACACATGGGTGAAGAAGACGGAATTATTGTAGTAAAAGATGAAGATAATAATGTTCATCTTTCAGATAATAATACTAATTCCGAATACATTATTCAAATGGATGGTAATTCAGACCAAAATGTAAACACACAAATGATTGAAAACGTAATTTACGAAATTGAGGTTGACGACAAAGATGAGATGGAAGAATCTTATGACGAAATGGAAGAATCTTATGACGAAATGGAAGAATCTTATGACGAAATGGAAGAATCTTATGACGAAATGGGTGGTAGCGGAATGAGACCGTCACGATTAGATTTATCAGGGATTGATTCAGAAGAAACCGTTTATGAAATTGACACCGAAGATTTAGAAGGGGTTATGGAATCATTCAAAGCAAAAGGAATGGGTATGGGTAAAGTTAATAGAACTATGCCGAAATCATCAGTTAATCATAAAGGATTTAAAGACGACAAACCTGAAGCACCTAAAGGTGGTGGAAGAGGTCCTAAATTTAAATACCCAAATATTAAACAAGGTGTTACTGAACAAGAAGAAGAAGTGGATGAAGAAATCATTGCTTATGAAGGATGGGAAGATGACGATACTATGGACGCAGAAACTACTGAAGCATCAAGAACTATGACATATAGAAGAAGAGCCGAAAGAAATAGAGTTGCAGCACCAAGACAAGTACGTTCAGAATCTGTTAACCAAGAAATGAATTTATTGAGAGAAAAAAATGAAGAATACAAAAAGGCTTTAGATTTCTTTAGAAATAAATTAAACGAGGTTGCAGTATTTAACTCAAACTTAGCATACTCTACAAGATTATTCACTGAACATTCAACAACAAAACAAGAAAAGATTAACATTCTTAGAAGATTTGACAATGTTGAAACACTTAAAGAATCTAAATCTTTGTACAAATCAATTAAAAATGAATTAGATGGAAACCAAACTAAAGTCGTTACTGAATCTATTGAAAGACAAGTAATAAAAACTCCAAGTAATGGGTCATCTTCAAATTTAATTGAAAATAAAACGTATGAAAATCCTCAATTCATGAGAATGAAGGATTTGATGACAAAAATAAAATAAAAAATAAAATAAACAAATAAAAACCTAAAAATAAAATGGGAGCATTATTAGAATCAGGTCTTGTTGGTAACATCGGGTTGAAGCACTTGAAAGTTATCAAAGAAGATACAATTAACAAATGGGATAGATTAGGATTCCTAGACGGTCTTAAAGGACACATTAAAGAGAACATGGCACAGTTGTATGAAAACCAAGCGTCTCACCTAATTAACGAAGCTGCATCTACTGATAGCTCAGGTTCTTTTGAAACTGTAGTTTTCCCTATCGTTAGACGTGTATTCTCTAAATTGTTGGCTAACGATTTAGTATCTGTACAAGCAATGAACTTACCTATCGGTAAATTGTTCTACTTTGTGCCTAAAATTCAGTCTTACCAAACTGAAAACACAACTGGTGGTATTCACTACGGACCTATCGGGGCTCAGAATGGACCAACAGCAGCAGAATCTCAACAAGGATATCCTTCAACAGCTAAGAATCTTTACGATAGATTCTATGAAGGTAACGAAGCGGGATTAGATCCGGCAGGCCTTTTTGATTACTCTAAAGGTAACTATTCGGCAATTACTTCAACCGCAGTTGGTACTGTTGCTTGGGATGGTAGTCAATTAGTTTCTTCAGGATACTCTGCAGGTGAGTATAGAAAAGTCTTGATTGGTTTATCCGGTTTCTCTTCTGCAGGTGCAGGTAAATTAATCGGTCCTGACGGACAAGAAATGGATAATGAGGCATTCCTTTCAGATTTAAGAATTTTTGCTAGAACAACAGTAGCAGGAGCAGCTTCAGCATTCTCAGGAGCGGGTTCAGGTTCATTATTGTTTAGAGTTGTTACTCAAAAATATGGTAAAGGTATTGTACAATACGGTACACAACAAGCAACAACATTCTATAGTGGTTCTTATCCAGGGAATGGTGGTTCTTATGATGATATTTGTTCACAAAGTGGTATTATCTATTTAGAAGTTGATTTACAAGTTCCATGTGCTATTGGTGTAAATTCATTAGACGGCTATTCAGGTTTAACAACAACTATAGCTGGTAGCGGTGGTGCAGGTTCAGGATTTACGGCAACTTATAAAGTTTACCAAGAATTGGAATTTGAAGACAAAATTGGTGAAGTTTCTTTTGACCTTGAGTCAGTAACTGTTTCTGTAACTGAAAGAAAACTAAGAGCACAATGGTCTCCTGAATTGGCACAAGACGTTTCTGCATTCCATAATATTGATGCTGAAGCTGAATTGACGGCTTTATTGTCAGAACAAGTGGCGGCAGAGATTGACCGTGAAATTTTACGTGACTTACGTAAAGGTGCAGCTTGGACATTACGTTGGGATTACAACGGATGGAAGAGAGGTACATCTGCTAACCCATTAACTCAGTACACTCAAAAAGATTGGAATCAAACTTTGGTTACTGCGATTAACCAAATTTCAGCACAAATCCACAAGTCTACACTTAGAGGTGGTGCTAATTGGATCGTAGTTTCTTCTGAGATTTCTGCAATCTTTGATGACTTAGAATACTTCCACGTATCTAACGCATCTCCTGAGCAAGATCAGTACAACATGGGTATTGAAAGAGTAGGTACATTGGCTGGACGTTACCAAGTTTACCGTGACCCTTACTTCCCACCAAACACAGTATTGTTGGGTCATAAAGGAACATCATTGTTAGACACAGGATATGTTTACGCACCGTACGTACCTCTACAATTGACTCCTACAATGTACAATCCATTCAACTTTACTCCTATCAAAGGAATAATGACGAGATACGCTAAGAAAATGGTTAATAACCGTTTCTATGGTAAAATCACGGTTGATGGTGTACGTACATTTGACTTGAGAGAATTGAGATAATTGAACACTCAATCAGAGCAATAGAAAGGGAGACAAGAAATTGTCTCCTTTTTTATTTATGCTAATTCATAATACAGTTATATTCATCCATTTTAATTAATAATTGACAATAAATTATTTCATAGGTATTTATTATAAAAACAATATTATATGAAAAATTTATTATTATCATTATTTTTATTTTTAACGACCATATTAAATTCTCAGACAGTAATTGAGTATGACAATATGGAAACCTCATCAACTAATTACTTATCGGCAGGATGGTGGATACCCGCAGCAACAGCAGGATGGTTTAATAACGTATCAGTATCACCAACATTAAGTGCGGTAATTTATGGTTCAGGTAACGGATCATCAGGAATAGAACAAGATTGGTACTCACTACCCGCTGTAGGGGGATTAGACCCCAATAAACAATATAAACTTAAATTTAGAGTTGCATCATATACATTTTCAAGTCCATCGGCAGCAACTCGTGGATTAGATATTTCAGATTATTTAAGTGTTCAGGTTTCATCTAATGGAGGGCCTTATGTCACTGAAATGAGAATTTTAGGTAATACTAACGCAACATGGCCATTCACAAATACGGGTACGGTTGATCACACAACTAATGGGTCATTTACAAACTCCGCAGCACCAACAGGAGATGTATATACTGTAAATGCGGGAGCGTCAACTGCAACAGCATCAACATATACGTTAACTTTTCCCCAAGGTTTAACATCAATTGCAATTGATTTTTATTGTCGTATTAATTCTGCTGGGGAAGAATGGTGGTTAGATAATATTCAATTAATTAGAATTGACCCTCTTCCTGTTGAACTATATACATTTGAGGGTGAATGTATACAGAATAAAAATTTAATTACTTGGTCTACCGCCACTGAACATAATAACGATTATTTTATAATTGAAAGAAGTACTGACGGTGAAAATTGGTCAACAATAAATAAAACTATCGGTATGGGCAATTCAACATTATTAACTAAATATAGTTATCTTGATGATTCATTCGGTAAAAGAATTAACTACTATAGATTAACTCAAGTTGATTTTGACGGTGCGAATAAAACATACGGACCAATTTCAATAGATAATAGGTCAAATAAAATTGTTTTAAGGTCCGTTAATTTGTTAGGTCAAGAAGTTGATGAAAATGAAAAAGGTATTATTATTCTTATTTATGAGGATGGAACAATGGAAAAAGTTTTTAGATGATATTTATATTAGATGTTAGACGATATTATTAAAAAAATTATACGTGAAGCAACCTCTACCTCCACAGGAAGTAGGGGTTCTTACATTGCACCACTAATGCCAGGGATAAGAGAATTTGGTAAAGACCAAAACCAACCATTTACCACTAAAGTTTCTAAATATGATTCACCATTTTTAGAGTACGATAGTTATGACGGGTCAATGGAGACACCAAAAAAACAAATTAAAAAAATAGAAAAAAAAGCTAAAAAAGTTACCGACTATATTAAATATCACCCGAACTCAACGATTAGTGATGATGAAGGTAATCCCATAAATCAATTTCCTGGTAAAAATAAAAATGTAGTACCACTTAAAGAGTGGGTTGATTTAGATAGTATCAATTTAAATGAAATTTCTACCGCAGTAAGTGCTGGTGGATATAACGGACCAATTGCCATAGGATTAAAAAAATGGAAAAAATATGAATTAGATCCCTTTACTGAGTTTGCTGATACGGAATTTAATCACGAGAAAAAACAAAAAACATTAAAAAATAACGTTAAAGGGTATGTCGGTCATTGGGAAAGAAATAAAGACGGGTCTTACGATCTTGATATTCACGACGCACACACAATTAATGAAGATTTAGCGGTTTGGTTTGGAACAAAGAAGAAACCAAAAGGATCTAAACAGCCAAAAGGACCATGGGTTAATATATGTAGAAAAGTAGACGGTAAACATCCCCCTTGTGGTAGACCTGACGCAGATAGTAAGGGTTATCCTAAATGTAGAGCAGTAGGGGTTGCTGGTAAAATGTCAGATTCAGCAAAAAAATCAGCGTGTCAACAAAAAAGAACTGCAGAGAAAAAAGACACACAAACAGGTAAGGGACAAAAACCCGTAATGACACATTACGAACCAAAAAAGAAAAAGACTCAAAATGAGTCCTTAGAAGATGTTGTTAGAAATCTATTAAATAATATTTAACAATTTTATAAATTCTAACCAAGTGTTTAAATCGTTTTCATTTCTACCGATATTCGCAGAGTAACAACATAATACCACATTATCTTTAGTATAACCTTTATTTCTATCTATTCTATCTAAAGATGGTTGTTGTGGGTGTTTATGTTTGTTAGACGGTAATAAGGGTATTTTAAACCAATAACATAAACCGTTTTGTTTTTCTAACATTTCATTAATATCGTTGATTGTTAAAGTATGTTCAATTTTTCTATGTTTTGAATCGTGTAGTAATGTGTTTTGCCACAACCTAACCCTTCTTTCTTTTTGTTTTTGACCTTCTGTTTTTCTGTGTTCGGGATTAAGTCTTTTTTTTCTTTTATAACTTCTGGTGACTTTTAATATACATTCTTTACACCTATTACCTCGTTGTGTTAGATAAAAATCATTAACACTTTTTAATTCATCACATTTACTACATTTTTTGTGTGTTTCCATACATATAAATATATGGATAAACAGTAAAAGATAAAAAATAATTAATTATTCTTTTTTCCATTTACCCCCTTTTGAGTTGTATCGTTTTACCGCAGCACCATTACAATAAGCACTTGGACATACGTCGTAACGTTGCTTAGCCCAAGATAAACATTGTTGCCATAAATCTTTATTTGTTGCAACATTTTTCTTTTTTTTTCTACCCTCATTCATGTTTGACATCGCTAACCCTAAATTTGGATTTTGTAAACTAATTGCTAATGCTTCGTCATTATCTTTATCGTCTTCGCCAATCATATCTTTATCATCAATATTCATTGACAATTCCATTCCACTTTTTTTAGTTTCATTCATCAGGAAATCAAACACTTGATCCATATTATTTTTTGCCTCAGCAATATGGTCTTGAGCCCAATCGTGACCGTTATCTAAAATATCTTCAACCATAGACGGGTCTAAGTCTAATAACAAATCACATTGTCTTCTCATTTGTTGTAAGTTGGAAAAAAACATATACCTACTTGAGTTATTATTTTCTTCTTTCAAAACTTTTTTAATAATTCTTTCTAAATTTCTCATACTATATAAATATATCCTTTAATTATTTAATCCATTAAACCCACCTAAGGTTATTGCGTTATCTTGTATTAAAGTTCTTCGTGTGTCGTTACCGTCCGTCCATATTGGGTGTGGAGTATTAAATGTTACAATATTACCTATAGTGTCCCCTGAACCTGGAACGTACCCAACAATAACTGTCTCATAATATTGGTTTACGTGAATAATCGGATGATAAAAGTCATAACATACCGAACAACTTGTAAAAATGTGTTGTACGTCTAAATTATTACCATTAACACCAATTGGACAAGTATTAATAACTCTATAACAATTTCCTTGGTAGTCGGATATTATTAATCCCTCAAATTCAGTATGGGCAGCAACTGCATACCAAGTATTTAATGGTATATTAACATAAGATGCTTCATTTGTTTCACAAGATAAAACTGATACACCAATTCTAACAGTAGAATTACACTCATCACAATTAGAATAAGATTCTGTAGTTAAACTATTATATGAGTCTAAAGGTCCGTAAAGACCGTAGTCATACACATCAACTAATTCAACACAGAGATAATCAGAATTACCGTTTTTTATTTTAACAAAATCTCCAACACCAAACCCAACTGTAGTTGTTACTGCAATATCACCCAAAATTCCATCACAGTCAGTACCGTACCAAACATAATGGTATGTTGGTGATAGACAATCTAAACAAGTATCAAACGTCTCTAAACTTGAAACTACCTCTTTATAGTCAGTTGGTGGTTCAAAACCTGTAATTTCACAACATTCGTTAAATGGTGGATAATAAAAAATAGTACCTACAGGATTTTCTAAATATTGATAAGATAAAATTAACCCTGTATTATTAACATTATCAACATTGACGATAATATCGTCATCAGGAGAAGACCCTCCCGTTATGTCTGAACCTAAAATTGTTATAGTATCACTACCTGAGTAGGAAATTCCTTGGTTACTTAATGTAACATCAGCAATTGTGTTAGATACGACTCTTACATTAATTTGACCATACAAACCACCCCCGTTGGTTTCTCCCGTTAAAGTATAATCACCATCAGTTAAAAAAGATGTTCCGGTATAAGAATAACTTATGAACGCAATTGGTCCAGTACCATTACAAGTTGTATAATTATATTGTATACCATTACATTCTATACATTCAGCACAACTTGGTTGCGGGTCAAAATTTAAAAACTCATTAATATCTACAGTTTGTCCTGTTACAATATTACCAACACTAAAACACCCGTCTGAGGATGAAAGATTAGATGTCTCTCCACCATTAAAAAATAATGAATTCCAAACAATTACTTCATCACCTGTTAGACAGTTTGTTAATATTCTTTGTTATT